GCATATGCTTCCAGAGCCATAATCTGGTCTCCATCATTAGGAGCTACATCTATATATAAATCTTCTGTAAAAGTATCATATTGAAAGACTGGACTTTTAAGAAGCCTGTCCCCAAAAGTACCTATATCCTTTAGTGTTACATTACCTATATAAGCTCTAGAATTAGCTACCACAGAGCACTTCCAATTGACTTGTCTATTCGTAGCAAGATCTCCTGGGCAGAATCCATTAGCCAGTTCATATGTTATAAGTACAGGAGGAGATCCTATATAGCCTGTAGCGGCAGTAAAACCATCTGTATTCTCTAGTGTAAAGTCACTATCGGGAAATGAACCTGCAGTAAAAGCTGCAAAACCATCCTCCCCATCTCCTTTTATACCCTTATTAAAGTCCATCTCTGCCAATAGATACCAAGTGTTAGTAGAATTATCTCTAGAGTATAACTTAGATCCATATATCTGGTCTCTATACGCTGCTGGCGCACTACTGGGAGTAATCCATACAGCAACCTTAACAGACTTATTGGCATGATCACTAAAGTTATTTGTGTCAGCCCCTGTTGAACCACCCCCATTATTATCCTCACTGCTGTTGCCAATAACGACAATATCAGATTCAGCCCCATTCTTATATAGAAAAGAAGCTCCAAACTCATAGTAATCGCCGCCTGTAGTAGCCGAATTGGATGTCCACATTCCTGTATCAGCAGTAGAGTTAAACTTAATACCCCAGTGGACAAAATCATCACCTCGATCTTTTAGTGTCTCATCATACAGATCCATACCTAGGTTAGTAGCAGTTTCATGAGTCGGTGCTGTTTTATTTTGAGATAACTGTTTCCACTTCTTTATAGATACAGAATCAACATGAGTTCTATCTACAAACTGCACAGACCTCGGCGCGCTACTAATTCCGCTACCAAATAAGTCTCCCTCAGCAGAATAATAGTCAACAGGAGATCCTGTATCTGCTCCAAATATATCCTCCCTCCAAGCCTTATTAGCGCCCTCTATCTCCAGAGCATCGTTTGCATTATCGGTTGCATCTCTAGTGCAGATAAATTCAGAAGCATTTTCTGTAGCATTAGTCCCATTAGAGGAAGCGCCAGATATCTGATCCATCTGATAGTCTGCATTAAACACAAAAGCATCTGTCCCTGGATTTGGGATACTAGTTGTAGGCTTTGAAGCTGTATTTGAGTGCACTATATCGCCTACAGAGGTTACAACTAATTGACCAGGAGAACTTGGGTCAAAATTAGTACATGTAGGCAATTGCTTGCCCGCCAAGTCCCTGGGAGCAGTTACGGTATTAAGTCCGCCTGCAAAGTCGTTCAATGTCACTACCTGTTTTGGCACGCCTATGCTTTCCTTTCTTCTTTAAGAGTGAGGTTCTCAATATCTTATCTTCTTCGTAACTCTCCCAGTCTAAAGTACTAATTTTACTAGACTTAGCCATTATCTGACCGAAGTCCCTCTACAAACTTAGACACTCCAGATACTACTATATTATCTATAGCATCTATTACCCAAGGCTCTATAACCTTATTCCATATGCCTTTAGTCCATTTAAACTTAGCAAGACCTAAAGAACAAGCTACCCCAGCTCCGTACATAAGAGCTCCAAACTTAGCTTTAAGTACATTATTTGGTATCTTCTTCAATACCCATGCTGCAATTGTCCCAGCAATACCCACACTAGCATATGCTGCTATCTCACTGCCTAGCTTAGCTACTAAGAGTTCAAACATAGTTTCTCCTTATTCATTTCCATCTATCATATTACCCCATATGGAGCACTTTCCATCTATAATCTGAACTATATCGACAGTAAAGTCTCCCTCTCCATAGAAGTCTATTATAGCAAATGCATGCGCCCAATTAATCCTTCTATTATCAAGCCATGCGTTGCTCTCTGTACTCATATCCTTCAGGCACCCAATACTCCATGCAGCTTTAGGCCCATCCATATGAGTGGCTGTCATCTGCTGTATATCATGCCAATGCCCGTACATTACATTACACCCCAGCTTTCTAAGATGATTAGCGGTATGATACATACCACCGTACTGATGACCATGATAAAAGTGTATCTTGCCTATTTTAAGGAACTTTCCAAAGGGATGGTAGGTATAACCTCGATCTGTAAGAGAAAGTGCCGTTTTGACCCTATATTGGGGCAAATAAGGGTATCTCTCTACAAACCTATTAAGCCAGTTATCATGATTGCCCTCGCAGAAGTGACGCTCATCACATCCCACATCATCAAGAGCCTCATCTATGATATCCATCCCAGCATTAACCTTCTTTATTTCTGCCTCAACCTCTGGTATCATATGCTCCAGGGGAGGTCTTTGCTTCCGCTTATACTTCCATGCAGAAACGCTCTCCCACTCCCCTACATCACCAAGATCCACGTAAATGCTTGGTTTTACTAGACTTATAGCCTTTACCAAGGCATTAATCGCAGGCTTATCTTCGTAGGGGAAGTGTTTGTCAGGAGTAATTATTGCCCTCCTAACGCTTGATACAGCCTTTGCGGTTGAAAGTTTGACTGAAAACTCACTGCTACAACTATTGCAGAAGTATCTTTGTGAGTCTTCTCCACCTTTATTGGTTCTTATACCATACTTAATAGTCTGGTTAGAGCCACATTTAGTGCAAAGCATCGTTCTCTCCTATTTTAATTCTTTTTTTATCTTTATAATAAGATATATTAGGGTGGCAAGACCTACGGATAGACTAACTATCTCAGGTATCCATGCCAATGCTGACACCCAAAATCCTCCAAGTCCAGCGATAGTAGTTTTTAATGTATCTGTAATACCAGTCATCTACCTAGTACAAGTACAGTACGCTAGCGCTTGATGCTGTAGCTGATATTGGGTACAAAGTACCTTTAACCATATGTACAACTCCAACTGTTCCATCTGCAAATGTTATGCTAATATCAGCTGAAGCACCATTATTAACTATAGCTCTTGATGGGGTTGTTGAACTTGTTCCTACTACTCCTTTAAAGTAAGGATTATTTGACTCCTCTACTGTATAAGCTTTATTTCCTGCTGCCATATTAACCTCGTTTATTGTTATCTAATTGCATGTGGGCCAGTACCTGCTATACGTGCTCCCCATACTCTGCCACTCTCATGCTTTTCTAACATTCTGTGGAATTCTCTCATAAAATATTGATTAGCCTCTATATCCATCCTATCCTCAGCCAGTCTAGCTTTAACATAATTAACCAGTGCTTTAGACAGGTAAGGCGGTATATCTAGCTCATCTGCTTCATCATTTATAGCGTTTACATCGTAGTATAAATCTGGAACTTCTTCAAAAGTAATAGCTGTACCACTACTGCCAGAATAAGGCGTATATGTGGTTATCGTAGTTGCATTGCTAGCCTTAACTCTGTGTAGCCCATTAAACTTGCCAGCCTTTTTCAAGACTAAGTAAGTATCTGCTATAAGAATAGCACTTAGATCTGTAGTTCCAGTAAGCTTTAAGAGCCCATCAGATTCTTCATACGTAGTGTAAGTAATATCTTTAGAATCTGTATCTTTAATAAAATAGCTAGGGCTATAAGTGTACTCTATTTCTATGCCATCTGCTACTGTAGTTATAGGGCTTTTCCATGTATATCCCCCAGTAGGCCCTATATCGTCTAAAGAAGGCTGCCCTAAAGTCTGACCGTCGCCATAAGCATAGTCCTGCTCTATAACAGCTATTTCATTGCCTCTTAAGTAATATGCATAGTACTTTCTAGACGCCATCTGCATCCTTTATAGGAGGAGCATCAAGAGATCTTGGAATAGATCTATACTCATCCTTTGTATTAGAGTGATTCTTACATCTAATGTCTAATAGTTGAACTAGATCATTAGGCAGTGTGTAGAAGCGCTGATCTTTAGTTATATCTATACGCTCTGTAGTTACATGTGTCTCAGATGAGATATTCATCTCCTCCAAACCATCCTTTATGTAGGCTATAGCACGGCCAGTCTCGGTAGTACCTACACGTTCCATTAGCTCCTTAACTTTCACCTGAACTCCTTAATGTAATCTTCTGCAATAAATCTGCTTTAGTATCCCCAGAGTTATACTCTATACCGTTATCATCCATATAGGATTTTAATTGGTCTTTTGTCCATTCTCCTGATGGTTCTCCTCCTGGGGAACTTCCTGAGCTATCATCTCCTCCACTTCCTTCTTCGGAATCATCTGAAGCATCACTTCCAGAGCTCCCTGAGCCTTGGTTGCCATCGTCTGATGATGATTCGC